CGGCTACGACCTCGGCGGCCTTCAGGTTCTCGGCATCCCGGTCGTCGCAGACGCGAACGTCCCGACGAACCTCGGTAGCGGCACGAACGAGACCGCGGTCATCGTCGGCGACTTCCGCGAGTCCTACATCTGGGAAGATCAGGGCGGCAACCCGCTCTACGTCCGCTTCGAGCAGCCCGACGGCAACATCGCGATCCGGACCGTCGTCTTCGGTTTCTCCGCGTACACGGCGGGCAAGTACCCGACCGCGTTCTCGGCGATCACCGGAACCGGCCTCATCACCGCGAACTGGGCCTAATTAGTTTCCCCCCGGTCGCACAGGCCGGGGGGGCTAACCCATCATGCAAGAGATCATCGTCGCAGCACTACGACGCGAACTAGACGGCTACCTCAACCGCGGCCGCCTCGACCGCGCCCGCCAAGTCGTCGATCAGATGGCGCTCCTCGGGTGCGATGTCTCCGAAGTCCTCTCTCGGTTGGCGTCGACTGTGCCACCCGAGGAGGCCTCTACTCCTAAGAAGAAACCCGTCAAGAAGGCGGCCGTCCGAAAGGTAGCGCGTGGCAATAACTAACGGTTACGTGACGCTCGCTACCGCGAAGGCTTATCTCGGGATCCCTGTCGCCGACACCGTCGACGACGCGATGCTCGAGCAGATCGTTGAGTCCGCGTCGCGGTCGATCGACCGGATCGCCGGACGCTACTTCTACCAAGACTCCACAACGTCGGCCCGCTACTACCGGGCGGTCTCCCCGGTGTCGCTTCTCGTCGACGACATCTCGACGACGACAGGCCTCACCGTCGACATCTCAACCGACGGAACTAACTACTCGACACCGATGGTCTACGACACGGACTTCATCGTCGAGCCGTTTAACGCGCTCGCTACCGGGCGGCCGTTCACCCTTCTCACCTCGCTCGGAACCCAGTATTTCCCCTACCCGTGGAACTACCGTCCGGGCGTCCGCGTGACCGCCCGGTGGGGTTGGCCCGCCGTCCCCGACGACATCGTCGAAGCGACCCTCATCCTCTGCGCCGACCTCTACAAGCGGAAAGACTCGGTCGGTGGCGTCCTCGGCCTTTCCGAAATGGGCGCTATCCGAATGTCGCCGCTCGGTCGTGACATTTCGGCGATGGTCCGCGCATACCGCCGTGAGGTCGTCGGATGACGATCACGATCTCGAGCCTCCGCGGCGGGGCCGCAACAGCGCTCGACACGATCGCCGCGATCCGCACCGTGTATGACTACATCCCCGACACGGCTCCGGCGACACCGTCGGCGATCGTCGGGAACGTCTCGATCGACTGGGATGACGCGATGCAACGCGGCCTCGACGCCGCCACCTTCTCGATTTACGTCGTCGTGTCGCGAATGTCGGAACGGTCGGGTGCGGACACCCTCGACAGTCTCCTCGCCGGGTCGGGTGCAGGATCCGTGAAGACCGCGCTCGAGTCGGGCGGCAACCTCGGCGGCTCATGCTCAACAATGAGAGTCACCCGCGCAACGCCCATCTCGCTTAGTATGGGTGGCGTTGAGTTTTTCGCGTACGAGTACGAGGTCGAAGCCTATGGCTAGTTACAAGATCATGACCGATCGCATCGCCGACAAGAAGGCGGGCGACACGGTCACAGACGAAGAGTTAGTTGGCTGCAACGTCGACGCGCTCATCGAAGCCGGACACCTGTCCGCAGCAAACACCAAACCCAGCAAGGCCGACAAGGAGAACTAAATGGCCGTTTTTGTATTGAAGGACGCAGCCGTCACCGTTAACTCGGTCGATCTGTCGGACTACGTCACCTCGCTCACCCTGAACTACGAAACCGACTCGGTCGAAGTGACAGCGATGGGCGCAACGGGACACAAGTTCACCGGCGGCCTCCAAAACATTTCGCTCGACGTCACCTTTAATCAGGACTTCGCAGCGTCACAAGTCGCGGCAACCCTCGACGCTCTCGTCGGCTCCACGACCACCGTCGTAGTCAAGCCGACCTCGGCGGCCGTCGGCGCGACGAACCCGTCGTACACGATCACCGACGCATTCCTCGCCGCGACGCAACCCGTCGCCGGTTCGGTCGGCGACCTCGCCTCGATGTCCGTCTCCTTCACCGGCGGATCACTCGCTAAAGCCGTCGCCTAAACCGCCATGCTTCTCGTCACCGTCCGGCACAGGGACGGCCGCGAGGGAACCTTCCCGGTATGGCCGTCAGTCGAGTACGCCTTCGAGGCGGACAAAGAAACCGAAACCTTCGACAAACTATGGGCGGACGACGCCCCAAAACATTGGCACTACCGTCTCGCCTACTATGCGGCCCTCAAAGCGGGAGCGGTTGCGCTCGGCGAAGTGTTCGAGAAATGGATCGACAACGTCGCCGGGATCCGCTACGGCAAAGGCGACGACTCGGGAAACCCTACGCCGGAGGAGCCGCCGCCGAACTCTTCGCCATCCTTGCTTTAAAGACGGGGATCGCGCCGCGGGAACTCCTCGAAACCCCACCCGACATTTTGCAGCACATGATCCGTTACATCGTCCCGCGACCCTCGAACGACTGGGACGCTCTCGCCGACCTCGAGATCCCTAATGGCTAGGGGGCTAACCGGATTCCGTATCGACTCACGGAATACGTCGATGGGCGCGGCCCAGATCGAAGGTCTCCGAGAGGTGCAGCGGGCGCTCCGCGACATGGGCGGCGACCTTGTCAACGAGATGAAGCCAACCCACCTTAAGGCGGCCGAGATGGTCGTCCCCGCCGCGAAACAACTCGCCCCGGTACGTAGCGGGCGAATGGCCGCGTCGATTCGTGCGGCCGCGGTCCGTAGCGGCGGCCGTGTCCGGGTTGGTAACTCGAGCGTCCCGTATGCGGGACCAATCCATTTCGGATGGCCCGCCCGCAGGATCAAGCCGCAACCGTTCGTCTATGAGGCGCTCGACCCGCGCCGCGACGAGGTCGCGGAAGTGTACGCGAAACGACTGAACGAGTTAATTGTTCGCTACGGCATCGCCTCCGATAAGGCGGGCAACGTCTACGGCACGAAAGTAGGCTAACGCTATGGCCCGCTCGAAGTCGATCTCGATCCCGATTACGGGCAACTCTGCGCCGCTCCGCAAAGAACTAAAGAAAGCGACGCAAGAACTCTCCACCTTCGGCAAAGCACAGGCCCAATGGGCTAAAGCATCGAACCTTGCCTACGGTCTGGCTGGGGCGGCCGTTGTGCAATTCACCGCCGACGTCGTGAAGGCCGCGCTCGAGGACCAAAAAAGCCAAGCGCTTCTAGCGAAACAATTACAGAACACGACCGGGGCGCGACAGGCGCAGGTCGCGGGCGTCGAGGACTACATCGAAAAGACGATGCTCGCGACGAACATCACCGACGACCAACTCCGCCCCGCGCTCGCTCAACTTGTGCGCGTCACCGGGTCGGCGACCGAAGCGCAGAAACTCCTCACCCTCGCCACCGACGTCTCGGTCGGCGCGGGACGCGACCTCTCCTCGGTCACGACGGCACTTTCCCGCGCATACATGGGATCGACGCAAGGCCTCACACGCCTCGGAATCACGATCGACGAGGCGGCCGTTTCGGGTCGCGGGTTCGCAGCAGTCACCGACGAACTCACCGACAAGTTCGGCGGATCCGCAGCGGCGGCCGCGGACACTCTCGCCGGGAGGGTTGAGAACCTCGGCGTCCGATGGGGCGAACTAAAAGAATCCCTCGGGCAGCAACTCCTCCCCGTTCTCGAAGGGGTCATCGACTCTTTCGACAAGGCGGAAGAACAAACCAACAAGTTTGGGAACCCGCTCGCTGGTCTCATCTCCCTCGCAGGTGACGCCGCGGGAAGCATAAACAACCTCATCTTCGAGACGACCGGCCTTAACGACATCGGCAACGAGGTCACCACAACTTGGGACGAATTGTGGAACGTCGTCACCGGGCAACGCCGCGCCGTCGAAGCCGAACAAAACCTCGCCGACCTCGCCCTCAACTACGAGAAACTTTCGGCGATCCTCGTTCAGGACTACGCGATCTACAAACAGACCGCCGACGTATTCGAGGACCAAGCCGACGCCGCCGCGAAAGCCGACCGCATGGTCGGCTACCTCCGCGACCAATACCGGCAACTCTCCGAAGTCACTCTCCAACTCGTCGAGGATGAGAAAGACGCGGCCGAGGAACGCGACCGGATCGCGAAACAAGACCGGGAGCAGCGCGACGCCGACGAGAAAGACCGCAAAGCGAAAGCGAAACAAAAGCGGATCGAGTACCGCGAAGACGCGAAAGCGCTCCGAGAATCCCTCGGCCAAGCCCTCGAGGATGCCCGCCAGAATCTTAAAGACGCACAAGAAGCCGCCGACGACTTCGGGAAGAGCCTCGCGTTCTCGTTCGGCGTCTCCCTCGCTGGAGCGTACGACAAGGCCACCCAGTCGGAGGATGACTATACGGCGGCTCTAGAAGACCGCAAGAAGGCCTACGCGGCCCTCGACGTAGCGAAACAAGGCGACGACCTGAACGCCTACCTGAAGGCCGTTCAGGACGTTGCGACGGCCGAGCAGTCGGTGGCAACGGCACAAAAGGCGCGGGTAACCCCAGCGTCGGCTTTCGCCGCCCAGATCGAGGCGGCCAAGACGTTCGGCACGAACCTTAAGACCCTCATCGGTCAAGGCCTCCAAGAGGCTGGGCTGCGTCAACTTCTCGACCTCGGCCCCACCGCGGGCGCGGAAGTCACGAAAGCCATCCTCGACGGAACCGCAGGGTTCACCGTCGGCAGTCTAAACGCCGACCTCGCCGCCCTCGCTGGAGTGCAGTCGGGACTCGCCTCCGGGATCACGGCGGCCCTCGCCCCGAAGGGTGCGATCTCTTCGGCGCAGTCACAAGTCGACGCGCTCTCGTCCGCATCCATCGGTGCGCCCGGAGTCGGACAGGGGTTCACGATCAACATCGCGGCTGGTGTCGGCGACCCCGTCGAAATTGGCCGCCAAGTCAAGTCCGTTTTGTCGCAGTATGACACGCGGGCGGGTTCGCTCGTTGTGCAGGGCGGCAAGAAGAAAGGCAAGAAACGCTAATGGCTTCCTCATTCCCCGGGGCGATCGACAACTTCACCGACCCGCTCGCTAATTCTTCGCTCGCGTCGCCGTCTCACGCGGGCCAACATTCGGACCTGAACGACGCCGTCGAGAAGATCGAAACCTACATGGGCCTCGTAAAAGTCATCCCGACAAGCGTCTCTAGCGCAGGCGGAACGGCGGCCACGCTATCCGCAACGGGAACAGTAACAGTCGGCACGGGCAATACAAGCGTAACGATAAATAATGCATGGTCTAGCCTGTACCAGAACTACCTAGTCATTATGCGCTATGTCGTATCAAGCGCAGCAAACCCGGCCCTATATGTCACGCTGGGCGGGACGGCTACCGGCTATTACGGTGTTACGGCATATTGGGCCTACGATGCAAGCGGTGACGGAACGGCAAAACGAAACAATGGCACCGAATGGAACTGGGGCTATTTCGGGGCTAACAATTTTAGCGCCGCATGGTCGGTAATGAATCCTAACGTGGCGAATCGCACGGCATATACGGGCGGTTTTGCAGGCGATCTCTACAACGGCACAACGTCGGGGATGTTGGCAAACAATACGCAATACACCGCTATCACGTTCGCGCCTTCAACTGGCTCAATTACCGGCGGAACGATCCGCGTCTACGGCTACCGGGACTAATGCCCATAACGTACGATCAGACCGGCGTCACCTACGACGCGGCCGCCTACACCTACAACGGCGACGGCTACCAGCCGACGGTCTTCCCCATCGCCGGGGTCTACATCTCATTTACGGACGGCCCCTACACCGCCGCCCCCGCATGGACCGAAGTCACGCAATACGTCCGCTCCATCACCACGCACCGCGGCCGCGCCTCCGACCTTGACCAATTCGACACCGGAACTGCGCAGATCGTCCTCGACAACCGCGACAGGCGCTTCGACCCGTTCTATACGAGCGGCCCGTACTATCCGAACGGGCTAACGCCGCGGCGGCCGGTCCGCATCGTCGGCCAAATCGGCGGCCAGACCTACGAGGTGTTTCGCGGGTTCGTCGCCGGATGGCCCGTGACTTGGTCCGAAGCGGGGAAGGATTCGACGGTCACGATCCAATGTTTCGACGCGCTCGGTCTCATGGCGAACGAGCAAGTACCGACGGACTGGCCGCGTTACTACACCGAAAGCCTCTCACCGCTTCACTACTACAAAGGCAACGATTCCCGCGGCAGCCAAACAATTAAAGACTTCGGCCGCCTCCCTTACAACCTGAACCGTCTCACAACAAGTTCACCTTTCATCTTCGAGGCGGCCAGCCAAACCGACGGCTTAACCGGGAACGCGATCTATGCCCCGAGTTACTCAACATGGCCGACCGGTGGATCGTCGGCGGCCTATCCGATGGCGTCAACGATCGTAGATTTCGGTTTCACCGGTTGGATCACTTTTACCGGCTCGACAGGCAACGCAGCCATTTTCCAAGTCACATACGGGAACGGTTCAGTCAACTTTACCTACTGGCAAAAGACAGGGCTGCAACCAGCCGGAACGCTCCAAATCTTTATTAACGGGACAAGTTACGGCTTCACTTATGCTATTACGCAACAAATCACCGCGACGCAACCAATTTTTTATGCCGTTAATTTCGACGCGGCGACGCAAACATTACAAATCAAAGTCAATGACGTTGACGTAACAAGCACACGGTCTGCCGACGCGACACGCCTTAGCGCCGCCCAAGATTTCGTCTTCCTGCAAGGCGTAACGGTACAAGACCTCGCTATTTGGGAACGCAAACTAACAGCGACAGAACAAACCAACCTCTACAACTACGGGTTAGGGCGACTCACCGAAACAACCTCGGCGCGGATGCAACGCCTCCTCGACACGACCGACTGGCCCGCCGCCCTCGAATCATTCCCCGCCTCCCCCGTCGCGACAGTCGCCGAAATCGGCTCCGGGACCGGCGTCGTCCCCGAACTACAACTCGTCGCAGACTCCGAAGGCGGCGAACTCTACGTATCGAAGACCGGGGTTCTCACAATGACCGCCCGCCGCGACGTATTTAACGCCACCCGCTCCGCCGTGTCGCAGGCGACGTTCACCGACTCTGGGGTAGGGATCCGCTACGGAACCGAGTTGAACATCGAATACGACGCCGACAACCTGAAGAACGACATCACCGTTAACTACTCCGGCGACGGCGAAGTCAACCTCTACAGCGACGCCGTCATAACCGGCTACGGGGCGGCCGCGACAACGATCGAAACACAACTCGACTCGCCCACCTCGGCCCTCGACCTCGCGACGTTGGAGTTAGGGGTCGAAGGGGTACTCATTCCGCAGATCTCCCCGATCGACGTATCCCCGAACACCGCCGCCGCCGACTGGCAGACCATCCTCGGCCTCGAACTATTAGATCGTGTCACGTTTAAGCGGACCCCGACCGTCGGAAACCAATTCGACCGGGCGGCCCTCATAAACGCGATCGACCACCAGATCGAACCCGGGGTCTGGCGCACACAACTCACCCTTTCGATGCGGTACACCTCGCCGCTTATCTGCGACGACCCCGTCCGTGGCCGCGTCGATTACAATTACTGCGGATAGGAGCGACTAGATGGCAACCCAATACACGGCAGGGATAACGCAGGGGCAAGCGTGGACCGCCGCTATCGCGAACCAAATCGGCGCAGTCTGGGAAAACTGGACGCCGACAATTACCGCGAACACGGGAACTTTTACGTCGGTTACGCTCAACATGGCGCGTTATGCACAGATCCAAAAGATCGTGATCTGCCAATTTTCGGCAACGATTACTAACGTCGGGACCGGGACGAACGGAATGGTCCTAACGGTCCCGATTACGATGCTCGACACCTTCACTAACGGAGGTTCGCTCGGAACATGGAGAGAAAACGCAGTTAACGGAAATACGGGCGTGTTTCTAAAATTAACTACGTCAAGCGTTCGTCTCGACAAATACGACAATACGGCGTACGTCGGTACGAACCAACGCTATACCGGAACATTTCTTTACGAGGCGGCCTAAATGAATCTAAATAACCTCGGCCTCGTCGACACCGACGACCTCGACATCCTGACCGCCCGAATGCGACACCAACGCGACAGGCTTCTCGCCGCTTGCGACTGGACGCAACACCTCGACGCACCCGTCGACCGCGCCGCGTGGGCCGCCTACCGACAGGCGCTTCGCGACTTCCCCGCAACATGGGAACCGGGGCCGATCGCCGACTTCCCGAACCCTCCCGGCTACGTCGAGCCCGAGCCAACTCCCGAGCCTGAACCGACACCCGAACCCGAAGAGGAGACTCCGACAGAATGAGAACCCGCGTCGCCTTTGCGGCGGCGCTTCTCACGGCCACCGCTCTAACCGGATGCACAGACCGCTACCGGAACCCATGCGAAGCAGCCGCACCCACCACGACCACGATCGTCCGCACCAAAAATAAGGCGCTCGGGTGGATCCCGCCGTCGACGATCTTCTACGACAACCGAACTAACCCGCAAAGGATCATCGAAAAATGCGCATGAGACGAGGCCGCCGCTACACCTCGACCGAACTCTCCGCCCGTCTGCGGTTCGTTATCGGATGCACGATCGCCGTCGTCTACGCCCTGTCGATGATGACGATCCTCTACGCGCTCATTTTCGTAAGTCAGCCGATGGAACAAGCCCCGAACGACGCCGAGTTCTTCAAGATCCTCACCCCCGCCGTCTCATTCACAACCGGGATCCTTTCCGGGATGATGATGTCCGGCGGCCGCGGCAAAGACTCGGACGGCGACGGGATCCCCGACGACAAGGAGAGCAACTAATGGTTATGCCATACACCGGGAACTCGGATCCCGCCGAAGGTCCGCGGCCCGGGACGGTCAAGTTCGCCGAGATCATGGTCAACCGCGGCTTTCGGAACCTCGGCATCTGGGCGAACCGACCGATGAGAGGCTCGACCCGCCTCTCGGTCCACGCCACAGGCCGCGCCGTCGACCTCGGCTACGACCCGAAGAAGGCGGCCACGGTCGGCGCTTACTGTCTATGGCTCGAGGCGAACCATGTGGCGCTCGGCATCGAAGAGATCCACGACTATTCGGGAACGTCGAAGGCGGGAACCGAGAAGTGGGGCCGCGGGTTCCGCTGCAACCGCTCGGGCAAGCCCGGGTGGAAAGACTGGACCGAGACCGACAACGGGGGAACCCCGGGCGGGAAATGGATCCACGTGGAACTCGCCCCGGCGATGGCCGACGACCCTAAAGCGTTCGTGAAAGCGTGGAAAGCGATCTCGGAGGCCGCGCCGCCGGCTATCGGTTGACCGCGGGACACACCCCGCATCGGACACCCCCCTTCTAGAGCATTACAAACTCGACACGGTTCGGCTAGGGTTACGGGCGGGACCACGGCAACGGTTCCCCCTCATAGTGTCGAGCCGCCTCGGACCTCGCGAACTCTTGGTTGTGCAAAACTTTGTTCACGCCGGGGCGGCTCCACTATTCGCGGTTCGAGTCTTTGTTCCGCCGTTGGCGGCTAACGCGCCGCCGGGGGCGGCTTGTTCTCTAGGGTTAACTCGAGTCTCCGGAGCCTTCCCCCCACGCTTCAGGGAATTGCACCCTCGGCCGCCGTTCTCCACGCTAGGGACCGACACCGATCACGTTTCTGCCGTTCGTACGCTGCACCGCCCCACGACAGGGCGGAACACCCCGTTCCCGGTGGATAAACGCCGCCCCATGCAACCGGGGGACCGCTCGCGAACTAACTCTTAGAAGTGCAGTCCCGATTATGCGCACGGCCGCCACGCTTTTGCAAGTATGCGAACAGATCCTTGACGAGCCGCTTTTGTTCGGTTACCTTTAGACCTATGCACAACCTCACCAAGAAACAAACCAACACAGCCCTCCGCATCCTGACCGAACTTCGCGAAGTAGCGCCCGACATGGTGACACCCCGCGAAGCGTCACGGCTCTGCGAAAAGTACGCAGTCACTAACGACCGTTTCCGTCGTGTCGCAAAACGCGAGCAAGACTTCCGCCCGATCAACCTCGCACAAGTCGCCGTCGAAATCGTGAAGAAGGGAGGTCGCTAATGCACAATGAATTAAACACACTCTCAACCCTTCAGCGCCACCACTACGCGCAAGACGCACCCAACAAAATCGGCGCATTCCGCAACGAAATCCGCGACGTCCGTGAAATCCTCCGCCAAGTCGATTACGCGATGAAACTGCACGAATGGACCGACGCGGCTGACGCGCTAAACGAAATTGCAACTATCGCGACGGAACTCATGGTTAAGGCGCAAGAGAACGCCGCAAGGCTGGGTCGCTAATGCCCGGATACATTTCACGCGAAGAACTCGGCGGCCTCTTCGCATACGCCGATCAAACGACAGGCTCGGTCGACAGACCCGCCTCGAGGGAACGAGCGCACCGCGAAGCCAGCGACGGAACCGCCGCCGATCGCGCCCTACAAATCCTCAACATTTTGGCGCACGAACCTTTCGGTCTCACATGGGGCGAAGTCGCCGACCGCCTCGGCCTCCACCACGGACAAGCCTCGGGCGCACTCTCCAACCTGCACAAGACGGGTCGCGTCTTCATGCTCCGCACCAAACGCGGCAAATCGCATCCCTACGTACATTCACATTTCCGCGACGCCTACCCGGAACGCGAACGCTACGACACCCCGGCACAAACCCACGCCGGGAAGGTCCGCGAACTCGAGAGGCAGATCGCCGCAGCACTCGAAGCCGACTACCGTCGCGGCCGCCACATCGACGACCCGTGGATTAACTCGCTCGTCGGCGCACTCGTCGAAATGAGAGGAGACAACTAGCCATGCCGAACTTTATGGACGACTACGAAACAGTCGACTCACGCATTCACCGCTTCTGGGAGAAGTACCCAGACGGACGAATCGTCACACACCTCGAGGAGATCAAGATCGACGACGCAGGCCGCACCCTCGCCGTCATCATTCGCGCCGAGGTCTACAAAACCGTCGAAGCGTCCCGCCCTGACGCGACTGGCTACGCCGAAGAGTCGGTCGCGACATCGACCGCTCCGAAAGGTTCCCTCGTCGAAACGTGCGAAACGTCGAGCATCGGGCGGGCGCTCGCGAACCTCGGTTTCTCCGCGAAAGGCAACCGCCCAAGCCGCGAAGAGATGCAGAAAGCGGAACGCCACCGCGACGACCGCAACGACGACAACCCGCGACCCTCCGGGCAATTCGCGCCGCGTCTCGCCTCCGCGAAACAGGCCGCCTACCTCGGCGACCTCATCTTCAAGCACAAACTCGACGCGGCGATCCCACCCTCGCTTTCGGCGCAAGACGCAAAAGAAGCGATCGACTACATCCTGAAACACCGCGCTCTCCCGCCCGGTTTCGGAATCGACGTCGCCGACGACCACCCGGACGAGGAGCCGTTCTAGGTGCGTGCCATGCTGAAAGAACTCCTCGCCCTTCTCATCGCCGGCATCGCCGCGATCGCGATCGTCGAAACCCTCGACCGTCGCGCACTACGCCGCCACCGCAACCACCCGAGCAACAGGAGCCGCCGCTATGAATAATGACATCGTGACACGGCTACGAAACTGGCACGACCAACGAGACTCATGGTCGACGCTGATCGAAGCCGCCGAAGAAATCGAACGCTTACGCGCCGAACGCGGTCACATCTGGCGCTCGTTTTGTCATTATTGGTTTTATCAACACGGGATGTGGGACAAGTGTCCACTCTGCGACATGGTAAGCAAAACGCTTAACGACATGGTCGAAAGTCAACGACCGGAGGCCGCAGATGAATAACCCCGACGTATGGGCCGCGTTCGAGTCCACCCCGCCGCCGATCGAACCCGTCGCCAACAAAGACAACTCGCTTCACGGCTTCCACCGACGGATGCTCGAACAATGCGGCCAAGACCTCAACACCGCGCAGAAACTTCTCGACCGGGCCTACGCGATCTTCGCGCAGATCTCGTGCGGTTACGAGGCCCGCGGATACGCCGACCTCATGGTCGACATCGACGACTTCCGGGACCGTCACCGTGGGTAAAACGATCAAGTACGAGGTCGTCACCCCGCACTACTGCCCGGAGTGCGAGAACATCGTCGCCCAATTCTCGAAGAGCGCCGCGTTTATCTGGCGCGGCCTTAACCCTTGTCCGAAGTGTGACCGCGAATCCGCGGTTCTCCTCCTCAAGGCCTACCACGACGGCCTAAAAGTAACCTTCATCGAGAGGGGCGCAGGTGAGTAAAAGCAAAGCGAAAGGAACCGCGTTCGAGCGGCTTATCGCCGACTACCTCGCCCAATACTGGGAACACGCAGACCGCGCACCCCTCACCGGCAACAAGGACCGCGGCGACATCTCCGGAACGCCCGGCATCGTCTGGGAACTTAAGAACGCGAAGACGATCCGCCTCTCCGAATGGCTCGAGGAAGCCGAAACCGAACGCACCAACGCGAACGCCGACCTCGGGATTCTCGTCGTGAAACGCCGAGGGCACGGCCGCCCTTCCGACCAATACGCGATCGTCACCCTCGCCGACATGATCCACCTCTTACGGGAGGCGGGCTACTAATGACCGACGAACCGGCAAGCGTCGCACAACTGAAGTTCCTCTGGTCTCTGCAAAAGCGCCTCGACCTCGAGGCCCGATGGAGAGACGACCTAAACAAGGATCAAGCGAGAGAACTCATACAACAATACTTAGATCGAGCCGAATACCTCGAACGCCATAAACCAAGTACCGCGGAGGTTACGCATGGATGACACGAACGAACGCGAACGCTGGAGGCTCGAAGCCCGCGTCGACCAACTCGCCGCCGAAGTCGAAGAACTCCGCCCGATGGTCGCAGCCCTCGAGGAGATCTTCCAGTTCCGGCAACGCGGCCTCTACCGCGAAGCGGGCGGCCTCCTCGACGACCTACAGCGGAACTGGGCGGCCTACATGAGAGACCGATTCCCACACCCCGGCCGCTAGACGCGACTAGGCTCTATGGCAACCCACGACCCACGCCTCGCCGACCACGGCTCGAAGGCGCACCGTCCCGTTAGGAGCCACCAATGGCACACCGCACTACCCTCACCATCGGCCTCGCGTTTATGATCTCCACCATGACACCGACCGCCGCGGCCGCCCGCTACTACAACCCGGACGCCCCCGAATGTCACCGCCTCGCCAAAACCGCCGCCGCCGTCGGCTGGCCCCGCCGCGAACTACCCGAACTCAGGCGAATCGCTGCACGTGAGTCACTATGCCGAAACCTCGCACTCAACTCTAAAGACCCGTGGGGCGGCTCGTACTGCGCGATGCAGATCAACGGCTCCAACCGCGGCTACCTCACCCGCGAGCGCATCATCCGCCGCGACATGGAAGAACTCCGCGCCTCCCCGTCGAAATGCATGAAGGCGGCCCTCGCCCTCTGGAGGCTCTACGGCTGGAGACCGTGGGCCGGAGCCTCGAGCGCCCCATGACCGCGATCCAACTCTCCCTACTCGGCGGCCAACAAGAAGCCCGAACCACGGACGACTACTACACGCCCCGCTGGATCTTCGACACGATGGGAATCACCTTCGACCTCGACGTAGCCTGCCCACCCGAAGGTCCGATAAACGTCCCCGCGGCCCGCTACTACACGGCGGCCGACGACGGCCTCGCCCAACCGTGGGAAGGCCGCGTCTGGATGAACCCTCCATACTCGAAGCCCGCCCCGTGGGTCGACCGCTTCCTTAACCACGGCCACGGCATCGCCTTACTTCCGCTGGCTAAGTCCGCTTGGTGCCAGCGCCTATGGGATACCGACACGGCGATGGTCTACGTCTACAGCCTTCGGTTTGAGCGGATAGATCAGACTATGAACGGCTCGACACCGTTCCCTTTAGCATTGTGGGCGCTCGGCGACGACTGCGTCGAAGCCGTGGCAAAGGTCGGAAAAGTCCGATGAGAAAGCCGCACTACTCGGGGCCGTGGCGCACCATCCGCCGACAAGTCCTCGAACGCGACCAACACATCTGCCGAATCGGTGCGCCCGGTTGCACTCTCGTCGCGAACCAAGTCGACCACATCGTCCCCGTGTCCCGCGGCGGCGCATGGTGGGACCCCGCCAACCTCCGAGCCGCCTGCCCACGCTGCAACAACGGCCGAAACGCCATCGCCTCGAAAGCCTCCCGAACATGGTAGGGGGGTCGTTTCTTCCCGTGGAGTCGTTTGACAC